GTAAGTGCAGGTTGTTTTGCCCCACCTGCACCTTGAGGTGCAGGGGTAGTTGCACTTTGAGGCGGTGTTGTGGAAGGTGCTGGTGGCGATCCGGCAGTCGGACCACTAGTAAGTGCAGGTTGTTTTGCCCCACCTGCACCTTGAGGGGTTGTTGCTGTTGTAGAAGTAGTTGGTGCATCCTTTGCACCTGCTACAGTAGATTTTCCGGCTTGAAATCCTTTTTTTACAGCAGAACCAATACCTGCAATACCTCCAGCTACTGCTCCTACCCCTTTGGCTACACCGCCTACAACTTTGCCCACACCTCGGCCAAATGCATCGAGCTTTGGTCCTTCTTCTAGTTGTTGAAGTTGTGATTCAGTTAATAGTTCTGTGATTCTCATATTAGGCAGTTCCTAGTTGTTTGGTAAGATATTGTATCATCCGTTGTTTATCTTTAGTATTTAACGTAGAAATTAATTTTTTAACTTCTGCATATCCGCTAGCCGTTGTTTGAGTTGTTGGCGCAGCAGGGATTTTTAAATCTGTAAACACTTTATCAACTACCGGAGCTTCTATGCCTCCGTAGCTTAATAAAAATTGTTTGAGTTCTTCGCTGTCCATCGGACTTCCTGCTTTTTGCCAAGCAGAATTCAATTTGTCAGCAGTAACTTTAGTTGTTAAATTTTTTCCAACAGTTTTTAATTTGTCCATGCCTTTGGCAGCAGCACCTTTGATAAAGTCCATAGGACCTTCAGTGAGGTGTTGCTGTGCAGAAATTCGATTGAAGATCATATAAATTTGACCTTCGCTCAATGCTCGACCAGTTCTTTGTATGCTGGAATTAACTGGAATATCGTTCGCTGCACGAAGCATTTTATCTAGTACATTATAATGAGCTGTAAGTGCTGCTTCTCGTGCAGGATCTGCGTTACTCAGCGCATTTGCTACAAATCCTTGCGAAGCCTGTAAATGTTGTAGATCAGAACTAGATAGTTGTCCAGCGGCAATGCTATCAGCAATTCTTTTAATTGTAGCGTCAGCCATAGAGTCTGAAGCTAGGCCTTTGAACATATCAGCACCGGCACCTTTGACCACTTCGCCTGCTGTTGATCCAATGTCAGCAGCCTGTTGGGATATTCTTTCAATGCTTTGTACAGAAAGATTGCCACCTACATTGGTGCCCATGCCTTGTTTTTCCAAAGCCTGCATGGCTGCATCTATTAACTCACCTTGTGTTTTAGCTCCTGATGCAGCAGCATCTTTAACAGCTTTGTTTGCTATTTCTTGAGCGGCAGCTTTTGTATCAGCTATATCTCGATTAAATTGTGCAACGTCTGGATCGTTAGGATCAAGTCCGCCACCACCTTCCGGCTTGCCTTTGATTAGATCACCAACCTTACTTGCACCGTAGGCCATTGCTCCTGTCTTAGCACCAGAATATGCAGCACTACTAAACTTTTCACCTTGCAGCAGCTTGTCTGTCATTTTTAGTAGACCTAAAACTGCTGCGCCGCCTAGTCCAGCACCTGAAATACCAGCAGCGGCAATTAGTGCTGAATATATCAATCCTTGGGCTATAGGATGTTCTTTGGCAAATTTACGATATTTCTGTATAACTTTGTTAATAGCGTTGTCTGGACCACCTAGACCAGCTTCAATTTTAGCCACAGTTGCGTCATAGGCATCGTCATAATTTTTTATAGGACCAGAGTTTTGTACTTTTGTTTTTAGATCTTCCCATGCCTTGTTAACAGCCACAGCAGCATCTTTGCCTTTGCCTAACATAGTGCGATTACTGCCAGCATCAGTGGCATTTTTTTCTACGGTCTGAAATATCTGTTGTATTTGATCAGCAGATAACGCAGCTTCTTTTAATTTAAACCCAGCAGATTCCCACAACATCATACTGTGGGAATTTGAATAATCTAGACCTTCATAGAGATAATTGTTTTTATGTTTCATGATGAATTTCTAATATTGTTTATTTATTGTAATAACGAGCTTGCGCTCGTTTGCGTTTTCGCTTGTCGCTCAACGCAGATTGTCTTCTTTTTAATAGTTATCGACATTATAATTGCGAAGCAATTTAAGTATTATGCAGATTGTTCAGTCACACTTTGCCCAGGCCGGGCAAAGATAAGAGCATTATGCGAGTTGCACAGTACACTCTAGCGTTACAGCATTACCAAGGCGGTCATCCGGTACCTTTAGCTGCGTCTTTGTATGACGGCGGCTTACAAACATACGCTAACATGTTTGCAAACGTGGGGCTTATTTCCCCTCTTTTTGCCTTTTTATTCTTTTCAAATAACCAAATCGCAGGTCTTAGAAGCGATCGTCATCCTTTCGGGTAGTGGTTAAGCACCTTTGCGGCAAGGTTTTCCATCCCTGTGTACACGTAGACCAGGTTTAGAGCGCACGAAATTGAGCCTGCGCCAGCCAATAAACCGCTTTATTTTGCCTGAGATTGTTCTAAAAGACGTTGTCTAAGTATGTTTGATCCGCCTACTCTGACGTTTATAATACCATTATAATAGTCATCAGTTTCTAAAACTCTGCGTTCAAACTGCTCTCTTGCCTCTAAATAACTTAGTTCTGCCTTGGATTTGCAAAGGTAAAGTATTTCTCTTGTGAAGTTTTCCGGACCTAATGATTGGACGTCTGCGTTTAACCTGTCAGATGAACCGTAGTATTCTCGCCAATCGCTTTCTACTACACTTCTTCTTTTGAGTTTTTTGCCTTTGAGTGGGGGTTTAGTACGTTTGAATTGTGCTAATTTCTTGCCTATGTACTTCTGTCCGGTATTGAGATTGGTAATGATATAAACAAAGCCGATGTAGCCTTCTGGTATTTCATTTACTGGTTGATTTTGATATGTCCATTGCACTCATTTAGTTAGTTTACGTGGTCTGCCTACCTTACCGTTTCTGGCTTTTTGTTGTGCCTTGCGTTTTTCCTGTATTTCTTTTCGCCTAGTGCTTGCTTCATTACGTATTTCTGATAGCCAATATCGTGCCTTAATGCCTGCTTCACCGCTGCCTTGGTATTCAAACCTGTCTTGCCATTTAAAATATTCTTGAAAAGCATGAATCATGCGATCATGTGAATCTGAACTCATGCCACAATCTCTACATCATTAGAATAGCTAGTAAACCCATTTTCTTTGATCACTTTCAGTACATGATTTACTCTGCTGGTTAGATCGTCACGATGGCTGATTAGGAATACATTCTTGTCACGCTCACGTGTCATTTTTTTCAGCACAGCAATACTGGATTCCACCCCTGATGCGTCCATCCCAGAATCTACTAATTCATCAATGAACAGAAGATTGATGCTGTGATAGAGATTCTCCCACACATCTCTAAAAGCCCAACTCAGACTCAGTATAAGTCTATTACGTTCCCCGCGACTTAGATTATCAAAATCTAGATCCTGTCCCAGCTGTGTGATGATCACAGTTAGGTCATTCTGAAACTCTACAGTGTGCGGCAATCCAATCTTGTCCAAATAATAGGTCAATCGTTGATTTAAGAATGCTAAATTCTGATCTATTATTCGTTTGCGAACAAAACTATCTTTGTTGGTTAACAACTTATACAAGAACTCTTGATGATCTTTCACACGCACCAATTCATTGAGACTGTTCCAATCTATTTCCTGTACGGCAGTTTCTTTCAGATCAGTGATTTGATCATCATAGGGATTTTCTTCAGCAGTTTTGATAGTGATATCACGTTCTAAACTACTCAGTGTGTTTTTATGGTTAAGTGCCTGTTCTAGACTGTCGTATATAACCTCAGGACACACACCTAACACACCTAACAGATCCAATGCTTCTTTGAGATCGCTGAGTTCTTTTTCTTGTGCAATTACATTATCTCTAGATTCTTTGACCTGTTTGACTTTACCGGCCATCATGATTTCGTATTTTTCGTCATGCACTTCTTGACCACAGCTATGACATTTGTGCTCAGCCAACGAAATGAGTTCGTTTTCTAATTTTTCTAAAGTTCGCTGTTCTTTTTCAACTGCAGAAGTTTGTTTGGCTATCAACGATACCAAAGAATTTTTATCTTTGTTGTTTTTGCTCCATTCAACTAATGCACGTTGATTAGCAATCTCAACATCGATGTCAATGTCGCTGAGTCGATCGATGCTCTTAAGCAAATTAGTCAGCGCAGTCTCTTTCTGTTCTTCCCACATACGCTGTTTTCGGATCAGTGATTCTATGCTCTGTTGTATTCGTTCATTACTGGCTTTAACAGTTTCTATTCTAGTATTTTCTGTAGCCGCCGCTTCTTTGGTTAATTTAATTTGCTCCTTGAGAGCTTCAGCTTTTTCACTGAGCAGAGTAATGCCTAATAGTTGTTCGATGATAGCACGTTGTTCTGCAGCCTTCATGCTGAGAAACGGCTCTGTATACGTATTCAATGCCACAAGATGTTTGAACATTTCGTGTTTCATTGAAATCATTTCTTCAATGGCTTTTTGTGTTTCTCTGCTGTCACCCTGACTTTCATCAAGATCTGTCAGTTGTTGTTCTTGCCCGTTGATAGAGAATTTTAATATGTTAGGTTTACGACCACGTTCGATGTGATATTCAACACCGTCCTTGTCGAAGGTCACTGTGGTTAACATGCCTTTGCCGTTGATCTTATTGATAAGATTGTCACGCTTGATATTGGTCAATGCCTGTCCGTAGATAGCATAGCTGAGACCGTTGATGATAGTGGTTTTACCAGTACCATTACGAGCTCCGCTGTCATCACCACCTAGGTCTAGATTCTCACCTAGAACCAGAGTCAATTGACCACGATCAAAATCTATGGCCTGGGTTTGAGCTCCCACGCTCATAAAATTGCGAACGGTTAGATTTTTTATCTTAATTGTCATAAGTTTTGATATATGTTTAACAGCAGATTTTTATCATAGTTTTCGCTGTCAATAGCATTAATTTGGTTCATTACTATGGTGTCCACTGATTCAAAATTGATGTCAATGGGAGCAATGTTGGTTTCTATATCTACCTTCTCCGGAATCAACATCAGTTCACGCAGGTTATACTGAGGAACAAATTGTTCTTTGATAAAGTTAGCTTCTTCAAAAGTAATAGGCAGATCGATGGTCACACGACAGTGCATTTTTTCTCGCAACAACTGATCCGGTCGATCGATGATTTCGCTGAGTTTGTATGTACGATATACCGGCTGTCCTGGCCAAGTTAGATATTGGGGTTTGCCACCCCACTCTAATATCATCATGCCACGATCGTCGTCGCCGGCA